TTCGCCGGGGAATAACTTACTATATAATTCCTCTAATTTGGGATATTTTCCCGGTTTGCCATTCTGATACAATTTGCCGACAAACAATTTGGGGAATTTTCCCGGTTTGCCATTCTGATACAATGCGCCGACAAATTTAATAGTTTTCATCATTGTATCAATGCGCTTTCCCTTGTGCAATGCGTCCTCGGCTTTGGCGTCGTAATACTCTTTGCCGCAATAACGCAAAATGTTCGCTTTCAACATCGACGTATCGAAATAAATGTTGTGCGCACATACAAGCGGTGCGGCGGCGGCATCCGTCAAAAATTCGTCGATAACCTCGGCAAACGGTACACCCTCGGCAATTGCCCGTTCGGTCGTTATCCCGTGTATTGCGGTTGTTTCCGGCGGTATCTCGTAATTGTCCGGCTTAATTATAAAACTGCGTTCTTTGTCGCCGAACGCCCACGCCAATTGTACGACGTGCGGGAATTGGTTAAAATCCGCATCCCATTTCAAACCCTTTGCGGGTACTCCTGTTGTTTCGCAATCGAAAAAACAAATGTCTTTTAATTCAAATTTCATACTCTCGTTACTTTTTTATTCGTTAAATAATCGTTTTTGCCCGTCGTCGTTGGGCGTTTGCTCAACATATTTTGCCCGTGTAATCCAAACGCACCCGCAACGCAAACACTTTATCCGGCTGTAATGCTTTGGCGTGTATTCGTGGCGAATAATCCGCCAATCCGCCAACGGGTAATTCTTACGTTTTCCGTTACACTTGCAAAACATATCATTTATATTTCCATTTAAAACCAAATGCTGTTTTTAAAACTCCATTACAACAATTACTTATAGAACTACGTCCAAAACCTAAACTTCTTTCAACTTCCATTGCTGTAACCCATTCTTTTATAAAGTTACCCGATAAATCAAATTGCAAAACTGCTTTGCCTCCTTTATTTAGTTTTTTACCAATATACGTATTTGGGGCTTTTAAATTATTGCTATTTTGTTTTGCTGTTACCCATCGTAAATTACTGACTTTATTATTAATTTTATTACCATCGATATGGTCTACTTCCGACATATTATTGGGGTTAGGAATAAATAATAATGATACTATTCTATGTATTACAACATTTTCTTTTCTCCCATTTTTACATAATGATACAAACAAATAACCACGCCTTAATGATTGTTTCAAAATACGTGCTTTTCGTATTCTTGTTTTATTTCCGCACTTTTCCAATCTTTCAATAGACTTAATTTGCCCATAATTGCTAACCTCATATAATCCTTTATATCCAGGTATTTCTTTCCATATTTCATTTTCCATAATCAAATTTCATTTGGGTCTGCAATATATATATAATATTCTTCACTTGCAATCTGTTTTAAAAATTCGATATGTTCTATTAATTCCGCATTGCTCAACTCTGCAATTGTCCGCAACCGGGTTTCATATTTCCCGGTGTTAATATCCGGGGTCTGCTCATACATAACCGGGGACAACTCACGCAATCGGCGTTCGGTTTGTTCCTCTGTCAGACGTTCGCCCGCCTCCCAAATGGCTTGGCGGAATGTTGGTACAACACAATTGAAATAGTACCCTTTCAACGCCTCCGACGAACCGGGTGACGCAACGGTAAAACGTGCAATTATGCGGCTCCCTTTGTGCATGGAAAAGAACTGATTCAATTCACCCATATACATTTGCAAACCGCCATTGTTGTTAATTATGCCCGTTGCTGTCATCTCTCTTTTTTTCATTATCTCCAAACTTTACGTTAAACCTTTCTGAAAGATATTTTTTACAATCAAACTTTTCTCCAAATATATTTTCTTTCATAAACTCATTAAATTCTGCAATAGAATCATAATGCAATGAAAAAAACAACCATTCATAAGCATCATTGAAATATTCATTTATTTTGCTTTTTGGATGTTTATCTAAATATTTTTGTCCGTTATTAATATAGTATTTTATCATATTAGGATATTTCATAAATTCTAATATCCTATTTTTTTTACTTGCTAACGGGCAACACATACAACCTAAACGCCTTTCAGAAATAAAATTACCTTTGTTATCATAATACAATGGGTGTAATTTTATATTCCTTTCTTTCACAAAATCTTCAATATCTTTTTTTGTCCAATTTAATATAGGGAAATATTGTTTTTGTTTTTCTTTTTTGTTGAAAACTCTGCATTGCTCCGGTTCTTTGTAACGTTCTTTTCTTTTATTACTTTCTTCGCTCCTTATGCCTAAAATAGCATAATTAAGTATTTTATACTCTTTAAGATATGCACAACATATTCTTTTGTATCTTGACGGGAATCCGGTTTTCTGTATTATTTGCCCAAATGAATATTTAGGTTTTATTATTTCAACTCCTCTTTCCCTGCAATGTTTTATTGTACCCGGCGGGTCTATCGTTGTATTTTTGTATATCGCCCTATATTCTACTTTTGTCATTCTTACAAGTTCTAAAATAACGTCAGAATCCTTTCCACCGCTATAACAAACTTCTATTGGCTGCCCTACTTCTTTTGCTTTTGCTGCTGCTGATTGAATCAGTTTAATAGCAAAATCAATCTTTTCTTTCAACGTTTTCATTGTCTTTCTTTTCTTGGTCAACCAATTGTTTCATTGTAATATTAAACGCTTCGCCGCCAACTTCCAATATAAACTTTCTTTCGCTGCTTGAATATCCATGCAACTTCTTATCCATTGCATTTGCAAACAATACCGTCATTTGTCCCGGTTCAAAAACTCCTCGTTCCTGCAAACGGTCTATCGGGTGCCGCTTCAATGGTGCGTCCGCCATCATTCCGGCTTTTCTGCGGGTGTTTTCCAAATCGGAAATAACCACTTTCAGATTATTATAAAAAGCGGGTGTTTTCAACACGTCCGCAATTGTCATTTCTTTAACTTCCATATTGTTTTGTTTAAGGGACGCCGGGGAACCGACGCCCCGGTTAATTACTCGGTTTCGCTGTATTCCTCAATAATTAAATCGTCCTGTCCTCGCTTGACTTCCTCTATAAATCCTTGATACCCTTCTTTCCGGGCTAATTCGATAAGGGATTGCAGACGTTTTGCGCCCAAACTTTCGCCCCTCGCAATGCGGAATACCTTAACAGTCGGATTGCTTGCGATAATCAATTTTGCGGCAACCTCCATTATCTGACTATCCGACACTTTCCCGGCGACAAACGGCACACCGTTTAACTCCAACCCGTCGTCCGTGAACGTCAACCCGGCAATCGGCAATTCCGATTTCGCAATAAGGGTTTCCCGCTCTTTGAGCAAATCCGACAACTTTTTTTCGTGGGTTTGGGCGACCTTTTCGGCGGCGTCCTTTTGCTTTTTCTTCGTCAGATAGTCCACAACCAACGCATTGATTTTGTTGTGTTCCTCGGCTTGTTTGAGGCGTTCGGCTGTATCCAAATTCTCCGGGTTGTTTTCCTCGTACTTTGCCAACCATGCGGCGGCGTTGTTCTTGCGGGTTTCGTAATCGGCTTTATCCGTTTGGATTTGCGCCAATGTTTCGTCGTATTTGTCGGCGGCGGCTTTCGCATCGGCTTTGCTCTTTTTCTTTGCCGCTTCCAATACCTTTTTTGCCTCGGCAACAATCCGGTCGTATTCGGCTTGGGCTTCCGCCTCATACTTTATTGCGGCTTCAATCTCTGTATTCTTGGTTTCCTCGGCGGCTTTGATACGACCGGGGATTGCCTCCAATTGTTCCGTCCGGGTTTGCAATGCGGTACGCACGGTTTTCGCTTTCTCAATCAACCGGGCGTTCTCGTTTTGTTCCTCCATTAAATCGGCAATGTCGATTTTCTCGGCATACGTTTTGACGTCGCCCGGTTTCAACTGCTTTTCGGCGGCGGCGCAAATGGTCGTGTACGTCTTGACCTCGGCGTTGGCGTCCTTTCTTTTCTCCTTAACGGTCATAACCTCGGCGTCAATCTCGGCAATACGTTTTTGCACATTCTCCGGCAACAATGCCCGGACGTATTGCACTTGCTTTCGGCGACCCTCGGCGGTTTCAGACCACCGGGAAAACTCCACGGCGTCAAAATCCGTATATCCGAAAACCTTTTGCAACATACTTACGTTATCCGACCGCATCCCGGTTGTTTTCTGTTTGATTGATAACGTACCACGGGGGTTGGCTTTGGTAAACCGCAATTCAACGTCGTATTCCTCGCCGTCGTCGCCGACAACCATTTTGGCAAACCCTTTGTCCTCGCCATTACGCAACACGGCGTCCCGGTTCCCGGTCAACAACGCCCCGATTGCCTTTAATAGCGTGGATTTTCCTAACTCATTGTCCCCGGTAATGAAATATACATTACCCTCAAAATCTGCGTTGAACTCCTTAATTACTTGGAAATTCGACAACTCTAATTTTTTGATAATCATTTTATCGCTCTTTTTATGCCGGGGTTGCCCCCGGCGGTTACTACTTATTTGTTTGTTAATCTCATTCTTTGGTGTATCATGCTTTGCACCTTGTTAAGCGCATCCCGGTTGGCGTCAACCTCCGACCGGGTGCAATCGGCAATAAAGTTTTCCAAACGCTTATACAGGTCGTCCAACTCTTTTGCCGTCATTGCATGGCGAACGGCTCCCAATTCGTCCGTTACCATATCGTTACGTCTTTATGCGAAATATCCATTTTCCAACACGCTATAAAAACATTATTTATATTTTCATTGGCGTATAATATCGCACAATCTTTGGTTCGTACCAACTGAAAATAAAACGACTGTTTGCCGTATGCGTCGATTGGGTAAACGTACTCAATGAAATAAGCCGTTTTTGTCTGTTTTGCTGTTTCTAATGTATCCATACTCTCGGTTTTTATTTTCCGGGAAAACGCCCGGTCGTTGTTATTTCATGCCACAAAATTACGGTAAATATTTTAATTACCAAAATTTTTTTCTTTTATTTCCGTGTTAGGGTAAAAAAAATATTCCCGATACGGCGTAATGTCGTACCGGGAACAATCAAAACAATTTCATTTGTGTATCTGTCAGAACCGCAACCACGGCGTCAACCTCCTTTTCCCAACGCTCCAACGTCGCCAACTTTTCCGGGGTTGGGTTCCGTTGGCAACGTCGTTGGTTGTGCCGCATCTGCTTTACCATTTCCGCCAACTCTTTTGCCGTTATTTTTTCGGGATTTTCGATTTGCGGGCTTTTATTTTCGTCTGCCATACTTTTACCCATTCAAACAAAATAATCGAAATACGGGGCTTAAAACAAACGGTCGTGCATCGGGGCGGGCAAATTCTCCAAAACCCAACGGGGGTTGTTGTGCAAAATGTACCGTCCAAAGTGCATTATCATAAGGGCGTCGGCGTTCCACAACGTCGCCTTAACATCGGGGTAATAATCGGCGGCGGCTCGTTGGTATCGCTTTTTGCGCTCCGGCTTTTCCTCTCCCTTAACCCGCAATTTCAATTCATTTTGCCATTTTTGGGGGTGTACCAAAACAAACGGTACGTCGCACATGGCAATTATCGTTTTCAGTTTCTCGAACTCGGATAACAGTTTTTGAACCCGGAACGCCTTACCGGGGTTGTCGGTTATATCATCCGGGCGCAATTGCACCTTTTCGACGAATACTAACGGGCGGCAAATACTTTTCATATAATTAAACCATTGCCGCAACTCCATAAGGTCGCCCGGCATTTTTATTACCTCGGTTTTATGGTTCGGACGCCAAACGGCAATCCCCCCGGTTTTTCCGGGGTCAATCCCAATAATACAATCAATCGTTATTTTGTTCATTTCCAAAAATCTAAATAGTTATCAATCTGTAATTCGTCGGCAATCATTCGGTCAAACGTCCGGGCAATCTCTTTGTCCCTCGCTATCTCATACGCCGTAAAATCCAACTCCGGGGCGTCGGTTCCCTTACGTTGGACGTGGTACGCCTCGTACTTGTTGACGAACCCACGGGCGACACGTTGCATATATCGGGCAAATGCTTGTTTGCGGTCGTCTTCGGTTCCGGCAACCTCATTGGCAAAACCCAACTTTCGCAACCAATCATAAATTAACATTCCGCCAGTAATCCCCAACACAAACCGCCCGGTATATTTGTATTGCAAAAATACCTCCCTACATCGGGCGACGGCTTGATTGTGGTAATACCGTTTTTCCTCCGGTGTCAATTCCTTTTTCGGCTCCGGCAATGCCTTATACGCTTTATGTATAACCCCGTTTTGTTTCCGGCGGTATGCGTTCAATATCTTTGCGAAATAATCGGCGTTAAACTGTTGGTAATGCTTTTTGTCCGGATTGCCTTGGCTGTCTTTCGGCAAATAGTCGTCCAATTCCCCGGTTGTCGCCAACTCAAATGCCAACTTAATATCCGCCAATGTCATTTGCGAATAGTATTTTTTGAGTATATCCAACAACCGGGTACAAATGTACGCCCAATCTTCCGGATTGGTCGGGATTATATACCCGACGTCCATTGCAATAAACCGGAACATTTGCCCGGTTTTCGCAATCAACGTGCCGTCGTCAATATCGGCAATTTGCATTTTCGTTGAGGCGGCGAAAATGTACTTTTCGACCCCGGATAACGATTTGGCAACCTCCGGTAATTGCAACATTTGTCGGCGTATGTCGATTGCTTTTGTACCGGGCGTTGGGTTGTATATCGCCAACGCCACGGATTGCGTATTTACTGTTTCCGGCAAATTTTCCATAATCAATAATCGTTGTTAAGAAATTCCATTGCGCCCGCTACGTTCAACTGTTTTTGCGGGGCTTGGTATTCCGGTTTCAAATGCAACTTTTTCTTTTCGACGTCCCCCCGTATGAAATTGCGGACGGTCGCCAACCAACCGTTTTTAGTTCGCTTCATATTCTTTTGGTCGCTCCAATCGCTAACCGAATGAAAGTAATAAACCAAATCGACCTTTTCAAATTCCGGGGTCGCAAACTTACTTTCAAACTCGGAATAATCCACGCCAACGCCGTTTTCAAATTTAACCATTTTGTAAACGTCGGAATTACGGAATAACGTTTTTTTCTCCTTTGGTTCCTCAACCTTTTGTTCTTCCGGGAATAATTCCCCGACAACATTGTTGTTGGGGGTATTCTCATTATCATTTATTGTATTATCTATATTATTACTATTATACCCTAAACTTTCGTTTATGGGTACCCCTAAACTTTCGTTTATGGGGGGCATCAACTTTTGTTTAGGGGTATCAACTCCGGTTAATATCCTTGCTGCCTTTTCGGTAAATGTTAGTAACTCGTAATTTTCACCAAAACAATACAGAGTTTTGTTATACAATTCGCAATTAGGATGTTTTTGTAAAATTCCGGCTTTAATCAAATTATCAATACGCTTTATCATGCCTTGACTTGTCTTTATATTCAATAACGGCATTGCTTCCAATATTAACTTGTGGGAAATCCAAAAATATATTCCCTCCGGGGTGTGCATCTTAACGCAACTTGCACAATTGGCGAAATCTTTTATAAAATCAAAAATCGCCAAATCTATTAAATCTAAATCTAAACCGCTATTAACGGCGGCATATTGGTTTATTAATATCGTGTATTTCATAATATTGATATTTTATAAACATCCGGTCTGCTACGGGCTGAACTGATTTTATTAATAATCCTTTTTCGCATAACCATTTAAGGCAATCAATTACAGTGCTTTTGTTTATCCCTAAACATTTGGATAAATACAAAATACCCTTTGAATACTCGCCATATCTAACACAATAGGCGTGTATCATTGCATACAACATTAACTTATTACCTTTCAAATGCAATTCGTTAATCCATTTGTTTTTTATAATAAAATCCATAATTAAAATATAAAAGCCCGCAATCCGGGCTACCACACACCGGAAAACGGGCTTTGCGCTAAATAAATTAGCAATACTTTGCAAACGGTGGTAGTCGTTTGTTTTATCGACGCAAATATAGCATTTTTTATTCATTATCCAATTGCTTTGCAGGTTCCCACGCTTTGCGCACTTTCAAAACATTATCCGCACTTTCATTAGGAACCAATGAGACAACAGGAAAGCGGGAACGGTCGCCCGGTTTTTGCGTCGTGGCAAATTGTACATTCAAATCAAAGATAATGCCTTTGCAAAAGCCCCGTTCAAACAACATACCGTCGAACGTTTCCCGAATTTGCGGGATTGTGGACGCCGTACCCTTTGTTGAAAACTGCCATACCCCGGCAACGCCACGTACCAACGGTACAATAAAATTCAATGTCAACGTAATTTCCCAACCGTCGTGTCCGTCCTGTTTGCTTTTCCGATTGGGGTAACGCTTGGTAATAGCCAACATCAAATTCGGGTATTCCTCCGTTGTCAATGTTTCGTACTTTTTGCCGTCCCAAACTTGGAACGTTTCGCCGTCGCCCGCCGCAATCAATCGTCCGTCGTCGTCCCGGTACTCGTACTGCTCGTTGCATACTTTCGCCGGGTCGTCGTCCGGGAAAACGATTTGAATTGTTTGGGGTTTTTCGCCGTATGCCTGTGTAAATAACCCGGCATACTTTCCCGTTGGTATGAAATAATCCACGCTTTGCGGGTATCCGTTGGCGTTTTTCATTCCGATTTTTATTTGTCCGACACGGGGCAAAATCAAACGGGATTTTTCCGCCTCAGGTCGTTTTATTCGTCCTTTCATGCTCTTTATATTTCGGGGTCGTCGTTCAACAATCTTTTCTTATTCTCGTTTTTGGGCTTTTTTGGCACATTTGCGGGCTTTTGTTCCTTTTCCGGTACAACAGTCCGTTTTGTCGTCTTTCGCCTCGTGGCGGGCTTCTTTTCCGTCTCCTTTGTCTTTTTCCCGGTGCGTTTCACAATCTTTGTTTTCTTAATCTCCGGTTCCGACGTTTGTTCCGGGGCAACCGCATCCGCTTTGACGGTATCGGCGGCGTCCGTGGTTTCGTCCGGGGTCGCCTCTTTGGGGGCTTTCGTTTTAATCAATTCCGCCAAAGACAACGATATTACATTTTGGGACAAATCCGGGGCGTCGTCCAATACAACCATACCATTAACCGCCGTAAACGTGTTGTCCCGCTTTTCGTCCTCAATGGCGGCAATCTCCAACAGATAGGGGATTTTCCGTATATTGGGGCTTTCGGTTTGCTCTTTCAGATTGTACGACGGTTTTTTGCGCCAATCTTTCGGGCTGAAATTGAAAATACGGGTTACGGGGAATTTCTCAAAATTAACGTTCCACATATCCCGGTACATTCCCAATTGTATTTCCGCTTCCTCGTAAAAACCTTTGCGCCCGCTTTTGAAATCGACGATTGCGTTAATACGTTCGTCGCCGCCAATCTTTGCCAACATGGTACACGGGCAATCAATCATTCCGGCATACTTGTAATACGGGTGTACCAACGCAATTTCCACGGCTAACGGTCTAACATCATAATCCAAAACGAATTGTGCAAACGCCAATACGTCCTTTTTCAAATCGTCAGCATAATAAATAAAATCGTCCGGCAACCTGTAAACCTCAATGTATTCTTTTAGTTTACCTTTTAGCCCGTCCAAATCGTAAGCCCGGTTAATCAATAATTCCTCAAATGCGGCGTGCATAAATGTACCATACGCCGCCCGTTCGCCCTTATAACGTTCGCTTTCCTCAATCCCTTTGTTCGCAATCCAATTAATTAAAAACGGGGATTTTGGTAACGTTTGGGACAATATGGTTGTTACCGACGGGAAAAACTCCGGTTCCCCGTTTTCGTCGTATCGGTAATAATATCGGTGTCCCTTACTATTCAACTGCCAAACCTTATACGGCGGTTCAATCAACGTTTTTTCGTCGAAAAACATTGCCGTCATTTCCTCAACCGTCATGCCCGGCACAATCTCAAATACTCCGGTCGGTTGTTCCGGTTCCATTTCCACAAACGGGGGAATTATATGTTGTTGTTCCTCGTTTACCTCCGGGAACATTTCCGGGGCAATATTGCCAACGGTTCCCGCAACCTCTTTTACCGGGTCGCCCGGTTTATCGCTCTTTGTTCTCATTTTCTTTTAACCTCCTTATATTCTGAAATTCCACATACAACCATTGCCGCACATATAACAGCGAATAATAATTGCCACGGGTTCCAAAACGAACCAACCAAACAGCAAATACCCAATACGCCAAATACGACAATTAGGGCTTTCGCTTGCCATATCTCGGAAAACATGGTATCGGCGGCACGTTCCAACCATGTTGTCAATTTACTTTTCATTGCCGCCCTCCATTCCAAACAGGTAATCCGCCGTACAATCCAACATTTCGCAAAGGATAACGACCCATTCCGGGACAATCCGTTTGGTTGTGCCGTTACATAAATTCGTCATATTAACCTGTTGTGCGCTTTCGCTTGCACCCTCAAAAAGACGTGCGGCAATGTCTTTTTTCAATACCTTTTTCCCGTTAGCCTCCGAACGGGCAATTGCTTCGTTTACTCTTAATCTTAATGCCATAACTTTAATTTTTACGTTAATAACTTGGTTCGTTGTTCTCTTTGTGCCCACAATGTCGGCACGTTTTTTCTTCCCAAATTGGGGTATATTCCGGCGGGGTCAAATATCCGTCGCCTCGGGTCTGTTTATATTCGCCGTCCGTAACTTCCATTTCCCCGCCACACTCCGGGCAATCATCGTCGCCAATCAATATGCACTCCAACAGGTCGTCCAAATGAACGGAACGAACGGGGAAAATACCAATTGCCCGGATAATACCCGCCATTTGTTCAATTGTAACGTCCCGTTCGTAACAATCGACAACAGGGCAACCCCAATTGTCGCTTATGTCCTCAATAATTCCTTTGTTGATTAACTCCGTAACGATTGTTTCGGATACTTTGTTGGGCGTTTGACCGCTTGCGGTTGCCAACCTCTTTAATTGTTCGCTCTCTTTTATTTTCATATCATTGCCCGGTATCCCTCCGGGTAGGCTGTTATTCTTTCGTTCTGCAAATGTAGAAAGAATATTTTAATTACCAAAAATAAAACCTTTGTTTTGAAAATCATTTTTACGGGGTGCATTGGATAACAATATTTTTAGCATATCTTTGCAATACCGCATTACCAAATATCGCTCTCGGTTACTGCGTACCAACCCCCGGCGTTACTTCATTGCGTCGGGGGTTTCTCTTTTAATCATGTATTCCAAATTCACAATCCCCCCATTGGTCGAAATCCGCCCCGTCATAACTTAACGGGTAACGTTCCGGTTCCGGGCAATCCGTCCAACATTGACGCCGGACGTTATTTATTGCAACCCGTTTCGGATTATATCCCGGCTTTCTCTTTTCTCTCAATTGGGCGGCGCAACTCTTACAACAACAACGCCCCCAACCCCGACGCAACTTACAATGTTCGGCGTCTTTGACACAACGGAAAGCACGGCGCAATAATTTGTTCGCCATTTCAACGCCTACTAACTTAATCAAACCGGAAACGCCAACCAACGTGTTAATCTTTTTGCCGTTGAACAATCCGTTTACTTTGATTTTGAAAGTACGGTTAATCTCTCTTGTTGTATATTCCAAACCGTTGTAAATATCTTCGGGCTTCATTGTATCGCTCTTTTTATGCCGGGAAAACGCCCGGTCGTTTTATTAACATGGCACAAAGATAGGGCATTTTATTTTAACTACCAAAAGAATTTTCTTTTATTTTCGATTTGCGGACAAAAAACGGTTCTTTTGGCACCCCGCAAAGTTATTTTTGGCGAATTTTCATTTTAAGCCACTTTATTTGCCGGGGTGGGTACTTTATCCATTCAAACAAAATAATCGAAATACGGGGCTAAAAACGGGCAAAAACAAAAACGGGGTTGCAACGCTTGGTTACAATCCCCGTTTCTCTGTATTATGAACAATAAAAGTTACTTTTCTATGGTTACGAACTCAACGCCCAATATTTTTGTTGCCGGGTTCTTGCTTACAACATCAATTTCCCGGTTCTTTATCTTTTTGGTTTTCCATAAAAAACCCAACCAACGTTTGTATTGCACCGTTTCGACAATCAACAGACTATCCCGGTTTATATGCGTCCCGGTAAATTGTCCGTCCGGCGTGGCGCATCCGTGCAACTCAAAATACGGTTCGACAATATCGACGCATCGTAAAACGGTCGTAACCGTGTCGCCGGGCAAATATACAACACTATCCCGGACGTTCGCCCGCAATTCGTTGATTGTTTCCATTTGGGTTGTTGTAACCCGTTCCAACTCCCGGTTCTTTGTCTGCAACGTCTTTATCAACTCCGCATCGCTCGCCCGGTATTTTTCAAACTCTGACAATTTCAGTTCCAAAACCCCAACTTTGGCGGCGTTCAAACTATCTTTCGTTTGGTACCGGGAAACTTCCTGCAATAACGTTTCCGTGTTGGTTCTGTATTTGTCCCTTTCCCCGGTCAACGTATTAATCCGGGAACGTTGCACCCATATAGTGACAACGGCGGAAACCGCCAAAGCAATTGCCGCTATTATTAAATATTTTTTCATAAGATACGTTTTATCGCTTCATAATGAATTTTTGCAATACGTTCACGCCCGGCGTCTGACAACATAAAACGGCAATCTTTTTCGGTATCCATGAAAAAGTTTTCAGATAATACCGCCGGGCAAACCGTATGTTTCAGAATGTAAAATTGGTTTTCTTTGTCCGGGTCGCCGTCGGTATGGTCAAAGCGCATTTTCCAACCATCCGGGGAAAACTCTTTTTCCGCCTCATTACAAAGTACGGTTGCGATTGCATCCGCTTTCGTTTGTCCTACGCTGGTATAACATTCCCACCCGGTGCCGCCTCCGGCGTTCCCGTGAACGCTAAACAAAACGGCGTTGTTGCCGCAATCCGCATGGATAACGTTTGCACGGCGGCAACGCTCCGGTAATGATACGTCGGTTTCCTCCGGTACCAAAATTTCAAACTTTACGCCATCGGCTTTTAACATCGCCGCAATACGGCGTACAATGTCACGGTTAAACTCCCATTCAAACAATTGGGAACCGTCGCCCCAAACCGGGGAACGTTTCCCGGCGGTTTCTTCGCCGTGTCCGTTGTCTAAAATAACAATAGGTTTCATTTTCTTACCTCCTTTTCTTTATCGTTAATAATATCGTCATCGGTTTCCTTTTGGAAACGCTCGATTATTGGTTGCCAATAAGACGGCAACGCCCGTGTAAATTCCAACCGGATAACATGGTATATTATCCGTAAGGCTATTTTCTTCGGGTATGCCTTAATTAAGTTGCGAAACGCATTTTGCAAATATACATACATGAACACGTATGTAAGCGACTTAATAACAATCATTGCCGCCCCGTCGTCGCCACATTGCAACATAACGGAATAAATGACGTGTATAATAACGACGTACAAAAGCAATTCCGCCAATGCGTTCTTAAACTTATGGAACGAAAAGCGTTTGCAATTCCTTATCGCCACGCCGTCCGCCCTCATTCCCGCCCAAATGTTGAACGCAAACATAATAACTAACGCATACATAAACCCCGCCGTCGGGGTCAGATATGCAAATAACGGGCTTGCGGTCGTGGCGAATATCATACGCCATTGTTCCCAACTAAAAATTTTATCCATATCGTCCATAAATAAAGAGTTAAGGGGCGGCGGTAAACCGCCCCCGTTTTGGTTATTGCTTTATAATCTCGCACAACATAAATTCCGTGCGGTTGTCAACCGTGGTTGTTCCGTTGATAATGTTACGTTCCTGCATGGCTATTCTATTATTGCCTCCCAATCATACGACCCGGAACCCGTGGTTGTAAAACCGGATTGTGTTACACTTGCGACAACTTGTGTTGTATTGTACAAACGAACCGTCGGCACTTTCTTAAACTCAATACCAAAGTTTACAGTATTTGCCGAACTTGTACCCTTTAACGGGATATTATTCATTTGCGGGAACGCCCAAACAACAAACTCGGTTTCGGACGTCATAACCTCGTTAATCAAATCCGCATACATTTGTACCCCCTTATCGTTTAAGTGCGTACCGTCCGACCAAATACCGGATATATCGTATTGTTGTTGGTATCGGTTCAAATCAATACAACCGAATCCGTATTGCTTAACCATAAGGCGCAACAAAAATAATCCTAATCCCCACGTATAAGGACGGGTTGTAAAACTTGTACTTTCATGCGTTACAATGGTTAATACCGGAACGCCTGTTTTACGCAATCGTTCAAATACTGCCATATTATCAGATTGATAAGTTGCCATTGTTTGCGCAACTTTGGTACTACCTAATACCCACGCCGTACCCGACCATTCAATATATGCACCTGCATACGCTACAACGCCGCCAAAATTGGTGTACGTTCCCGCCTCTTTTGCGTAATAGAAATCATATTGCGCCGGATTTGCGGCGGGCGTTGACGTTGGCGTTACTTGACCTTTGAAATTGTTTATTCTCCCAACGCCTAAATCGTTTAAATATGGCAATTCGTATATCGTCAAATCTTGGTCGTACATCTGTGAGTAAAAACGCTCCCAACGTGTTTTTTGAGAACCCGCCGTATTTCCGCCCTCGGCGGTTACGACAACATTAACACGAGGATTGCTCCACGTTTCAAAACCCCAAACGTTCAACGTTCCGGTTGTGTCGATAAATGTAACTCTTATTTGGTACGACTTTGTTTTATCCAATCCGCCCCAAACGTTATTGCCGAATTTATAAACTTGCGTTGGCAATACATATATACCGGAACCGTCAGCACTTGACGCCAATTTTTCGGTCAACCCCAAATCGGCGGGCGTTTTCCACGTCGTACCGTTGTCGTCGCTGAATTGAACCTGTATTTTGCGCCCGGCTGAATTATAGCCATAACACGAATACACGAATTTAACGAACGACACACCACTAAACGCCAAAGTCATTGCGGAATTTTGAACGGTTGTTGTTGCGGTTCTCAAACAATCCGCCCCAACGGGGAATCTATCAACCCAAGTTCCCGACTTTGTTATTTCGCTTGCAACATGGTTGAAATACTTAACGTCGGCGTCCGGGTATTGCAATAACTGTAATACTTTGAAAGCAACGATTTGTTCCCACATATTCGGCGGAAAATGTCCGGTAACATATCCCGGTTGCGTTTCCGACGGGTTATTTACGTCGGGGGTCAATGTAACCTCCGGGTTTGCGGGGTCAAATCCTCTTGACTTATCCACACGTCCAAATATAGAATCGCCCGCCAAAGCGATATTTATTTGATTGTTGGCATCAACTGTCTTTGAGGTGTATTTGCGCAAAAACTCGGCAATTGCCGTTTGATTATAGGGTATGTTGTTATAATCGACTAAATCCGGGTTATCGTTTATTTTCATATACCTTTCGTCCCCGGCTTCAATAGTCAACAATAAATCTTCGGACGGCATCCAATCGTATTGTACAATATTATCGTCCAATTGTGGCAACGTATCAGCATACCAAACGCCGAATCCCGTAACGCCTAAATCGCCTTTTACAAAATCCGCCGGAACAATTGCGGCTTCCCATACGGTACAAATCCAAATCATTCTCGGTTGTGTAGCTTGGTGTATTTGCCATTGCATTGTAACCTCAAATATTTGGTCGTCAACTTTCTTGTATGTTACGTTTCCCGCATTATACGAAACAAGGTCGTCAATACCTATAACTCCTAATCGTCCCTGCGTTGTTGCCGTTGCCATTACGCCATTTTTGGAATATACCCAATATTTTATCTTTATATATTTCCCGGCATTTTGGAAATACTCGGCAATTTTGGCGGCATTAAAATATACATAAACCTCAACGTTATTGTTTCCGCCTTTAACTTGATATGCGATATTTGGCGTTTGATTAGCAACCAAAAACGCATTATCCTTTATCATGTATCTATTTTCCTTACTTTGTAAATCCTGTGCGGGGTTGAAATTACCGCCTGTAATGAACGAATTTAATTTGAACTTTGAAACGATTGGATCAACGACGGATTTTTGCGCAAACGTTTCGTTAGCCTGTTCAATTGTCATATACCGGGCATCGGCTTGACCGCCTCTAATTAACTTGTTGGGGTTGTATTCGCTATTTATCCAATCTTCAACAATCAAATCGTCGCTCAACATTGCCGGGTCGTCTGCAATCCATATAGATAAACCGGAAAGACCATTATCGCCCGCAACCGGATTTGTCATTTGTCCCGCCTGTTCTTCCGCCCAAACGTTCGCAAATACAATATAATTCAAATTCTTTGTTACGTTGCATTGAAATATCTGTTGAAATTGCCATACCCCCGACGCTATTTGCGTCAATGTTTGGTTTTTAATACTGGCATTTGAGTACGTGTTATCTGTATATTGCCAACTCACGCCCATACGGTTTGCCGCAACTCCCATTGTCGGGGGAACATTAAAACGACTATACACATACCAACGCACCTTAATATATTTGCCTTTGTTGGCATTGAATATATTAACCAATGTATCGGACGTGTTGGTTGCTCTCGCCCAAATATAGCACTCAACACGACTATTTACCAAACCCGCCGTTATCATCTTGCTAATACCTTTACCGTTTAATGTGGTATTCGTAATTGCTACCGGGGTTTGAGTGTTAGCAACATTACGGGGGCTTTCTAAATTACCGCCAACAACCGACGAATTGAGGCGGGCGACATCATCCGGCAATAAATTAAGAACCGCACCCGACAATAATAGATTTTTATTGATACCTGTAACGGTATATGTTCCCGACATATTGGTAATAAACGCCAATATATTATCCGATACCGTTACGCCAAAATTGGTGTACGTTCCCGCACCATTAGCAAGGTAGAAAACCCCGTTTTCAGTTTCCGGGACTGTTTGAGGTGTGGCAACCCCCGCATACCGTCCAAAACGTCCCAACTCATTTACAATTGCAATAAGCGTTGATTGCAATAATGCGCCCGTAATCTCTTGATTGCCGTTAGTTTTAATAACTTGCGCAATGTCTTTTTTTAATTGATTATTCATTTTTTAACTAATTGTTTTATTGTTGAAATCTTCGTTAAAATCAATATTAAAGTCGCCGCCTGTACTAACGACAACGCCCCGTCCAATTTTTTTAATAACGGTTGCCGTTTGAAACTCAACTTCAACCGACGCCAAATTGCCTTGTGTTTGCCATTTTGGGGTAATTAAAAAAGTATTACAATTATAGGTTATCCCCAAACTTGTTACCAATACATTATCACTCATACGAATGATACGCATTGCGTCGCAAAGGTATTCAGGGGCTAAAAATATGAAACGGTACGTTTTTTCCGAAATTTGTTTTTCCGGAAAAAAATAACCGTCCCTATTTTCGCCCTCTTCCTCAAATTCATAATCCGGTTTTCCTAATTGGGAACAAAGATATACAACATTACGGAATCCTGTATTATATATAATTGCGCCGCCCTCATAATACATATTATCATTGTCCCAATATTCAATCTTTAAATACCCGCTCATATCCCAAACAACCGTATAAATGTCGCTATAAAAATGCTCCACACCGTCGAATATGTGAACATAATATTGACCTTGCGGGGTATTAAATGGAAAGGTAAAACGACCGAAATTTAGAATAACGTCATAACCGTATGCAGTAACGGGGATAATCTGTAAATCTGCTCCAACTATTCCGGTTGTAATGTCTTGAAACAATGTGCCGTTTTTATAGTATATTTCAACCTTTTGTATTGTGTTACTCCTATGGTTCCTAACTATCTGAAACGGCAATAGTTTACGATTGGGGCAAAACAACGGGTAAACGTCGCCATACGCATAACTTTTGCGGTGGTTTTGCATCTCTACGCTTGGATAGAAAGGCAATATTGATAAATTATTATTCGGTGTCATACTTTAATGTTGTTTTAATGGAACGACTGCACAAATTTACGCTTAATTTATCAACTTGACCGTTACCGATATAAGTTTTTATTAGTTGCATCGGGTTTGGGTCGTCGATTGCCGGAAAACTAAACGTTTGCTTTTTCTTTCTCTCAATACCGTATGCGTAAACCTCGGAACCGTTTATTGATACACGACGGGCGGGCAAATCATATAACCAATACGGCGATTGCAGATTAATAAACGCCAAATATCCGTTTTGCAAAAAGTATTCGACGCCGTTAATTGTTTGGCGGGTAAATGGTAATATCCATTGTGACCCGGACGTTGGCGGAACGGCGGCAAACAAGGCGAACCCGTCGGAACTTATGTTGCCGGGATTTAATAGCATCAAATCAATATCTGACGTGAAATTAGATACGTTTACGTCCTCAACCTTTCCGGGCGTTACATACTTGCTAATTACCTGTATCGGCAAACCCTCAAATGCCGCCGTAACGTCGTCCATCCACTTAAATTGGTAACGTTCCGGCAAATCAACCTTATCAAACGAATATTCCGACGTATTGAACGCCCACGGTTTCCCGTTGCGCAAATTCAATTCCTTTGTTAAATCGTGGCTTAACACAACCCCGCCGGAATAGGAACCGCCATTGCGGAAATATTGGATATGTTCAATTTTAAATTTGCCGTCCTCAATAAACCAATAACATTTGAAACAATCCCGTAACATATTGGTAAATTGTTGTAAGGTCGTCGGGGCTTTTTGTGCGGGTTGCTGATATTCGCCGTTTATAATGTTCGTTTTCTGCGATACAAGCAACCGGAAATTCAACCCGGATATTGGATTGTTTCCCCCGTATAAAAATTGGCTATATTCCGCCGTGGCTTCATGCGTAATTCCGGGTGCAATTTGATTGAGCAAAACAGATATACAAGACGCAACCGGGAACGCATCCAGCAAAGTATATTCTTTTCGGGCTTTTTCCTCTAATATCCAATCCATCAAATAAAATCCAAACCATAACGACGCATAACGCCACGTTGACCGGGCGATTGGATAAAACGTTTGTCCGAAAATGGAATAGGGCGGCGCAAAATACTTTCCGTTGTCCGCTAATCCCCACTCGGTCGGGGTGTCTGAAAAGTTGTTTGAAATAAACGCCACGTCGATTGCGTAACCAATCGCACGCCTATAATTACGGTTATTATCAACTATATCATCGGCGGGTAATGGATATGTATTAAGGTCGTCGATTTTCTCCACGTCGCACAAATACCGGGCATATATATTATAACTTTTCATATCGGCGTGCATTGTTCCGGTTGCCCCGGAACCCTCAACGGCGGTTAAATCAAATTCCAACGTATCAAAAGGAGATGTTGTAGCCTTTGAATAGCGAAACATTACCGTATCATCGGAACGTTTACGTATTTCGACTATAACACCCCCAAACGGTAAACCCTCAATTCTTTGTTGCGAAATATAGATATAATAATCTACGTTTAATTCCGAGTATAAATTCCCCTCGAAATTATTCGCATTTGCACCAGTTTTCATTCGTCCGGTATACAATCCGCCTATTGCCGACGGGGAACCATTCGGCGTAATCTGTATTTCTTTCAAAATATTACACAATGCAAAATGATACGTCCTAACTAATGCGTTTTGGTCGGTCGTGGCGTTTGCGTCTTGTTCCCAATTCGTACCGCCCAAAAAACAAGAAACAACACTATCCCCCGGAACGTATATTTGAATTAATGGACGCTTGTTTATCGTTATCCGTTGGATTGTCGGGGCTAACGTTATTAAATTGTATTCCTTTTCCAATCCCGCCAACACGTCGTTATAATCGTCGATTGCGTCCGGTTGTACAACAACCTTTTTATCGTAATCCGTAAACGTACAATCGGTTTTCATAAACTTGCCTTGAAAGTATTGGAACCATGTACGCCCGCCGTCGTCGCTCTTTTCAATGCAATACAAAAATTCATTGTCGAACGATTGACGGTTTATATAGTCGTAATCATCCCGGACAAAGGTAATTTTGCCGGATAATTTGGCACGATAAAACCGTTGGTTGGTTTCTAATTCGTACTCCTTTGCCAAATCGTCCTTATAAATCGGATACACGGTTTGACCTTGTAAGACGTTCGGGGCGTCCAACGTCCCCAACTTCAACCATGCCGTCCCGTTGGCGTATTGCGCTTTGCTTACATTAAACCGGATATATGCGGCGTTGCTCGGTATATCAAATTCCGTATTTGTTGCGGTCGGATCGCTTCCCCAACCGCCGATAATCTTTTTATTGCTGTCATAAAATGCGCCCCCGGCTTGCGGGGTGTAATTCTGAAACAATTTGCGGGGGGACACGTTACCAACCGGAACAAAAGTACGGGTATAATAGAAATTTGTATTATTCCCGTTTATGTTCCCGGTTGTATTACTTATCGCCCCGTTTGCCAAAAACGCATTTACAAATGAATGTCTATAAATCGGGTTCATATCAATTTTTAATTTTACGTGTCAAATTCTTGTAAACCTCAATAACATTGCCGTTACCATCGACGTAACGACGGCGGCGGTTTTGTTCCTTAATCTCTCTTACATCGTCTTTTAAATCCCGCAAATCCGGTGCGTTGTTTTGTTGAACCGTTACATTAACGCCGTCGGTATTGTAGGCATTAAGGTATTTTTGGGGAAATGTCCCCCGGTTCAAACTATTTATTACGTCCGGGATTAAACGACGGAAACGGCGGGAATTACGTTTATTGATAACGGCGAAAAATTCCCCGCCCTCGGCACGCCTCCGGGTTCCATCCGGTTTGGTTCCTAAATCCACGTCGTCCCCGGATTGGTGGGAACCGCCCGCCAACAATTCAACCGTACCATCGCCGTAACTTTCCGACCCCCCGGCGTTGGCTGATTTGGATAATTGGGCGGCTTTGATTTTGGCGGCGGCAAAGGAACCCCACATTATAGCAATTGCCGGGATTGCAAACGGGAACCCCAATTGCGACCAAATCAAAGCGGACGCCGTTACAAGGTTTCCAATTTGTTGTATCGTTTGTATTGCCGCCTGTGCTTTCTGTGCCTTTTGTTGCTCCTTTAGGGCTTTTTCTTGGTTCTTTTTCGCAACGTCCAATTCCTTTTGAGCCATTGCAACGTTATTGGCGTAACCGTTTGCTCTTGCTTCCAATTCTGCATCCAACGCCGATTGTGCGGCGGAAACTTCTTTGTCTGCTTGCTCAACTGCTGCATCAGCCGCCGCAACACGTGCCGCCGTAAATGTATTTAGCGCATCCAATGCGTATTGCATAGACGTATTAATTGCCTCTTTTTGGTCGTCGTCCAAATTAAGCCCAAACAAACCGTAAATGTCTGTTCCTCGTTCCTCTCCTTTTGACTGCTCAATTTCTTGGTCAATCTTTTTTATTGTGTTTTGAATTGTTTGTACTTCAACATCAGACAATTTATTGGCTGCTTGCTCGTTCAATTCTAATACCTTTTGCAAACGTTCCTTTTCTGCCTGCAAACGGAATTGGGTTTTCCGGGCTTCTGAATTTCTTAATAAATCAAATTCAGATTGCGCCAACGCTTGTTGTTGGTCGAACATCATTAATTGCGCTTGCAAATATTCGTCGGCAATTGCGTTTCCCTTAACGTCAAATCCGGCATTAATTACCCCGGCGTCCTGCTGTTGTCCGGTCGGCTTTTGCTCATTCTGCAACAATGCTGTTTGTCTTTCATTCTCTAACAACTGCATACGCAATTGTCGTTCCTGCTCGCTTCCCTGCTTAACCGCTTGCAAACGTAATTCAATGCTTTCTTTCTGTAACGCTAATTCCTGCAATTGTCGGTCTTGTTCGATTTTCAATAACGCCTCGGTTTGTTGCTGTTCCAACGCCGTAATTGTGGCGTTTATCGCTTGACGTCCGGTTTCGTTCAAATCCTTTTCGGTCTGCAATTGGTGTTGTAAATCCTCAATTTGGCGGGAATACTGATATTGCGTTTGTTGGCGACGCTTTGCCCATTCGTCGGTTTCCAACTGCAATTGTGCATCCTGCAATTTTCGGGTTGCTTCCAAATTCTTTTTATATGCCGCTTCAATTTGCTTTGCTTGTTGTTCTGCTGCCTTTTCCGCATCGCTTTTACCCCTTGGCTTTACGGTTGGGTTCTGTGTCGTTACGGGCTTATTTTCTGTTTGTGGCGTCGAGGTATCTCCAACAGAAACCGGGATTGTTAACGGTTTTATTTTCTTCTGCATACCCTCTAAACCCTCTTGGAAATTTTCTGTTATGTCTTTAACTTGGGCTTTAACCAAATTCCCGTACGCTGCTGCATAATCTGCCAATCCTTTTTTTACGTCGTCAAAATCCAACGTAAACGCTCCCTTTAATGCGGTTCCGGTTGCTTTGACTATATCAATAAAGAATCCAAACAAATTTCCCAACGTATCAAATGTTGTTTTGAATCCGGCAACAATCCCATTCCAAATTGCACGTATTAAAACACTTTCATTGTATAACTCAATCAAGTAATTGACAACATCAATAACCCCTTTTATTATCGCCGTCAATCCTTGGTTAACAAAAACTTTTGCCTGCGTTGTCAACGTTTCAAAATTCCCTCCGGTTGCGTAAAACAACCCGGATAATGCGTTTTGCAACTCAATTTGGCTTTGCAATTGTTCCTCCTGCAATTGCGCCAAAACTCCGGCTTTCCCTTTTACTTCATCCATGTTTGTTGAAATATCTTTCAACGTGCGCAAATACTGCAATCCGGCGTCCTCTCCGGGCCCCCCGAATATATCTGCAATTGCAGCCCCGACCGTTGCCGCATTATCCGGCAATTCTGCCAATTTTGCGGAAACGTCTTGTATAACATCGAACGTTGTTTTGGTTCCGGTCTGCAAATCTTTTTGAACTTGTTCCGACGAAATACCGATACCGTCCAAAGCCGCCGCCGCCGCCGTCGTCATTTCACGCAAACGCAAATTTGCCTCCTTAATTGCGTCAACGCCTTTGTCTGAAAAGATACCCATTTTGTTTGTTTGGGTAACAATTGCAACAAATTGGTCTGCTGATATTCCCGCCTCTTTGAAATATGCCGGGTATTCTTTCAACGTGTCTAAAAATTCCCCGTTCGCATCGCCTCCGGCTAAAAACCCATCCTTAACCAATTGCAATGCCTCATTTGCAGAAATACCAAATTGTTTTGATAATGCGTTTGTTGCAATCAATGTTTCCCGGAAATCTGCGTTGAATGAATCGGCGACGGCTTGCACCTCATTTCTAAACGCTTTCAAATCATCGCCACTTTTCCCGGTAAATTGTTGCGTCAATCTCGTTGCCTCAACTAACCCGGCGTTATAATCGTACCACCATTTAAACGCCGCACCCGCCGCCGCAATTCCGGCAATCGCCAAAAAAACCGGGTTTGAAAGTAATCCCAACAAAGTTTTTCCCAATGCTTTTGCCCCGTCGCCAATAGCTGTAAAAACGGCTTTACTTTCAGCCCCGCCACGTCCTAACGCCAAAAGACTTTCGCCAAATGCGCTATTTAAACCTAACGTTTCTTTTAATTTGTCGCCATACGCAATAATTGCGTCGGACGCCTCCGTATAATTTCCGACGTTCAATTGAAATTTCCCGGTTGCTTCCTGCAAACGTTTCATTTCTTCGTATATTTCTTTGGTTTGTGCAACCAATTTTCGCCCCTCCTCGGTGTTTTCCCGTTCGGCTTTAGTCATGTTGTTTAAATAAATCTTATTCAATGAATATTGCGCCGATAAACGGTTATAACTACCCTCGGCGGATTGATTTATTTTCACAATCAGTTTATTAATTTGGTTCGCTTCCTGCTGTGCCAATTTTAACTCGGCTAACTTTTTGGCGTTCTCGCTTTCTGCAAACGCCAAATCACGTTGCGCACGTGCCAAACGTTCCGCATCGTCTGCGGCTTTCTTGGTTGTGTTCCTGCCGTCCTCGGTTGCCCCGGAAACCTTTTGCAGAACGGCCGCCAACTGAATTGCTTCCGCCCTAATATTTTTCAACGCATTTGTATATGCGTCTGAAAGTTCATCCAATTGCTTTATCAAATCAGTAATCGAATTATCGGGGCTTACCAAATCAGAATATTTAATTGGGTTGTTGTTATCTGCCATATATCCGACTATTTGTTTTTGTTATTTTCGGGCAATTTTCCCTACAATCAATTTTCTTTTCTCAAATGTATAATTTATCGTCTGAAAAATAAAACACCTTAAATCGCCTTATTTTGGCTTTTTCTGCTTGCTTTTTTCGCTTGCTCCTTAATGTATTCAAATGCGTTGTAATATTCCAAAACGGTAAACGATTTTGGGTTTAGGTGCAAATGTTGGGACAACATCAAACACATATTTTCAAACTGCTTGTCGTATTGTATTTCCACGCTATCCGACCCGCTAAACGATTTGGGTTTTGTATAAGTCAACAACAACGTCGTAATATGGTCTATTTCTTCCCGTTTGTCGCTTTCGTCCCCCTTTATTATCGCATCCAACATTAACATCGTGCGTTGCTTCAATTGGTCGTAATACTCTTTAACCGTGGCGTCGTCGAATAGTTTAGGAAAATACAATTGCAATTCTTCATCTATTTTTTTTTTGACCGCTTCCAATTGGGCGGTCAACTCGGCGTTCGGCGCATCGGCGAATAAATCCAATACCTTTTGCAAACCGTCCGCCGTCATATCGTTGTATTCGGTTCCGTCCACGGACTTAACCAAACAGGCAAACGCCAAATACTTTGGCGATATGGCGGATTGGACGAAATAAACGTTTTGCCGCAAATTATCCAATTCCTTTTCCGCCAAATCCGGCTTTTCCTTTCGGATAAACCGGATTGCCTTTTCAATATGCGCATCCCAATCGTTCATGTCCGACCCAACCCCGGCGTCGATAAGCAACATTTTGTTATATGCGTGAAATCGCAAAATCGGCAATTCGTCGATACTGTCGTACAACACAACCGCCCGTTCCCCTATCTTTGTCGTTTTCATAAGAGTATGCGGGTTATGACTGTTGAACAAAACGGAACCAATAACAATGCCGGGTTCCCGGTGCATATAGCAAACAGGACGGACAAAACGACCCCCGCCCACCATGATAAGCAAAAGCCGCAATTGAACATCTTAACAAAAAAGTCGTTGCCGTGAACTTGGACGTACTCAATAACGCCCCACTTTTTTAACAGGGTCAACAGGAACGCCGCCACGGTTGCCACGACCAAAACCCAAATAATGAAAGTTACCATATCGTTAAATGTTACAAGGTTGATTAACTGACAATACACCCTCAAAGCGAAAACCGCCGAACGGGTGCATTAAAAATTGATTATCTATTTCATCCAACGTAAACCCACGGTACACGTTTTCCGCCAACTCATAAATCCGGTTTATTACAATCGTCCCGTCTTTCAGCCAAAAACCGCCATTTAGGACGGTCAATATTTCGTTCTTCAATGCCTCGGTATTCCGGTTGTTGAGTTGACCGGGGTAAACCTTGCGCAAATCGAACCAAACAATAAGGGAAAACGGGGCTTTAATCTCGCTTTGCTCTTTGGGAACCCAACCGACCGTTTGCGGGTCGTCTATCCAAAAGAACGAAAAATTGCCAATATTGGCATCCGGGGAAACGTCGATATAATCATTGTCGCCTCTCCATTCCGTCCCGCCCGCATATACGTTCGGGGTATAATAGCGTTTGCCCTGTATCACTTTGGCGATACGTTGCGCCCGCCCAAATGCGACGTCCAACCAATCGACGTTATCCATTAACCCGGTTTGTATGTTCCCCAAAACCCGGTCGATTAAAACCGGGTTGGGAATTATAGGGGTTGTTCTCTTATTCGTTGCCATATAATACGTTTTTTGCTTTCTTCATTAAGTCCGGGAATATATATTGCCAAATCAACGCCGCAATATTTTCGTCCGTCAATCCCAATATTTGCCGCCCGTACTTTTTTATTAAGTCCTCCGTTTTGAAATCCGACGCTTTTATTTCAAACTGTTTGTCGCCGACTTCCAAAAAAAACGATGCTTCAAAATCCCCGGTATCCCGTAACGTTACCCGGTTTGTCGGTTGTCCCTTTTCCTCCTTTATGGCTATCGTCAACGGCGAATACGGGGCGTAATCCATAATATCCACGCCCAAACGGTTAATACCTTGTTCAAACAATTGTTCCTCGGCATTCATATCAACAATATAGGCGTCATTGTCCCAAATGATTTGTTGAATGTATGCGCCGGACGATAACCCGTTGTTGAACGTGGCAACCCGGTTGCGTAAATCCTGTATTGACTTTAACCCCGCCATAATCTTACGTTGTCCGGTATTTTACACCGTGGTTATTACAAGTAAGGCAAATACGGTCGATACCCTGCGTATCCAACCGCAACGCCTCGTATGCTTTTTTAAGGTCATAACCCAAACCGCCGGGGCGACCCTCAACGTTGCCGTCCAATTCGTAAAGAATTTCCAACCGGGTTGCGTTTACTTGGTTCCGGTTTACCTTAACATCGGGGTTCATTGCCAACGTGCGCAACATGATTGCGGCGACCTGTCGTTGGATAACCGTTTGGAAAATTTGCCTTTCCTTAATGATAAAATCCGTTAGGTCGCAACCAACGGTTATTTCGCAATTCAACCCGTAATTCTGCGTATTGGTGTACATCGTCAACGCAATATCCCACAACTCCGGGTATTCGTCGAATGTTTCCGGGGCGTTCATCATAAACGGGGATACCTGTAAATACTTGGTTATTTCCCGCCAACGCTCCAAATCAACGTAACCCGTACACGTCCCGCACGGCTCCCGGCTCCAATCCTTTGTCATGTTAATTGCCTGCATCCCGGCGGGCAAATCGTTTTGGTTGTAACAAAGGAACCACGACCCCCCGGCGTTGTTTCCGGTACTGATATACGGCAAATAACAATCTTTCAACGGGAACCATTGAAAACCGCCGTTTGTCTGCGTAAAATTCAAATCAAACGTCTTTATCGGGTCAATTTGGGACGAATGGAAAAGATACATACGAACAACCCCGGTTGCGCCCGTCATTTGCAACCCGATTTGTTCGATTTTCATTGTTACGCCCATAGAACGAACCGGGACAATTTCAAACCCGACTAATTTATGATTATTCGGCAACGTCGCCCGGATACGTCCCGCACCGTCAAAGAACGTGCGCCGTTCCAACAAGTTCTTTGTTTCCTTATCCAATCCCTTTATTTGCGTGAATGTTTGTACCATTTGCGCAATACCGTTACGGGTCAACCGCTCCAAATAATCGGAAATGAAATTGTACGGTTGCCAATATGGGTTGCCGTAATCGTCGTTGTAATCGTCGTTAAAATCGCTTTCGGTCGGTTCCTTGTTTTGGTTGTCCCGTGCGGCAATCCAAACTTTGTTGTTGTGGCGAACCTTTGCCCCGGCTTTGTATTCCGTTATCATATTCCAAACCGGATATTGAAAAACGAAATCATCCGGGACGATTGCCCGGACATTATCCAAAGTAACAAGGGGGTGCGCACCTTGAAACGTCAAACCGCTTTCCGTCTGCGTTAAATTGTCGTCTATCGCCTTTGCCGGGTCGTATGATTGTTCCCACCCGACGACGTGCAATAATGCGTCCTGTATTTCTTTAAGTCTATACATAAGCCCAAATATAACCGCCGCAAGTCTTTTTTATTCCCTTGCAACATTTAATAATATTACTATCATTCAAACCCGTTTCCCGTTGTGCATCTTTTACGGATAAAAAGGTTTTTATTAAATCGCCACAAGCGGAATACATCGCAATTTCTTTCGCTCGTTGGTGCAATCCGCCTAATCGCCCCGTCATATATACGCCAATCTTTTTATGTAAGCGGGATTTTGTTATTGGATTATTACAATTTTCTTTTGCTGTCACCCAACGCAAGTTGTCCGCATGGTTATTGGCTCGGTCGCCGTCGATATGGTCAACACATGGTTTGTTTTCGGGATTGGGGACAAAAGCCGCCGCAACTAAACGATGAACGTTTATTGTTTTACGAATACCATTACATAACACTACAATGTTATAGCCCTGTTTATTTGGAACTATTTTAAGCAATTTTGTTTTATTGCGTATATTTCCGAAATTACTTATTTCGTAATTAGGGAAATCGTTTATTACTTTCCAAGTCTCCATATCAATGAATTAAAAAGGGGGCGGGGATAACCACCCCCGTCCCCTCGGTTTAACAATTCGTTATGCTCCGGCGTTATGCGCCCGCACCTCCGGCGGGAAATTCCCCGGCGTTGGTTACATATACAGGCATACCCAACGGTTCGTTCGGATTGCGGGCGGCAATCTCGGCTTTGATAATCGGGTTTGCCACAGTATCCGGCTTGCTGTTGTAAGCAACCATATACGCCACGTCAACGGAAAATCCGAAATACTCCTTAACGGCGCACGTCAAATCGGCGGTTGCGTCGCCCATGATTGCGGACTGGTCGCCAACGGCGGTGTAATAGTGCGAACCAACGGGCAAATCAATGTACGGCAAACGTACAACGTCCCATTCGTGGAAATTCGCACGGGTGCGGCGCAATGCCTCACGGTCAACACGGGTAAGGATACCAACATTACCGTCAGCAACGGCAAACATGGTTCCCATTTTGCCCGCTTCATCGGTTACATTGTTGGTATAATGCAATACCTTGTTATCGTACTCCATGCGCTTGTTTACGTCGTTGTAAACGCCATGTTGCGCAAGTTTACGGATAAGGCTATCAACCCCGGCGTTGGCGATAATGTGGATATATTCCGGGTAACAGTTAGCCCGCATAATCGGGTTAATATCGCCCAAAATCTCGGTCGCCATTTGGGTTGGAACCTGTACCACGTTGCCTGTCTGCGTGTAGTTAAGCAACGTTTTGAACACCTGTGTTTTGTTTGCCTCCAATGCGGCAACGGCTCCGACGTCCAATTTGTCCGCCAAAGCCCGGCACGTCTTTTCCATTTTGCGCAAAAAGTCGTGTTCATAGGAAATTTCGTTGTTCATGTAGGCGGCGGGAACCATTGTAAAGCCAATGGCATAAGTCGCCCAAACGATCGTTACCAATGCGGACGTATTTTCATCGTCAGCGATAACGCACGAACGGACATTGCTAACCTGTACATCGCCGTCGTAATTGATAACGGGTACTTGTACCGTGTTACCAATAGACGCAAACGCACGGTCACGCAAATTGGGGTTAATGATTGAGGACGGGGCGTTGGTTTGTTCAATGAAAAAATCCAATGCGCCATACTCACACGGGCGGGTCATATTACGGTCTAATTCCGGGTTTTCAATCCGCCAATTTTGCAATCTTGTTGCTACTAATGACATAATGTTAAAAATTTAATTGTTATTAAATGCGGGTTTACCCTTTACCCGTGATTGTTTACTTTTCCGGCAATGCGGCAATATTGTTGTCCTGCCATGCCTGTTTCATTGCGGCGTCGAACTTTTCGGAACCCGCCGTTAAACCCTGCGCCATAAGGTTTGCGGCGATTGCTTCGTAAGCCTCGACACGGTTTTTTGCACCCGTTACGTCAATGGTTGTTCCGCTACCACCGCCGGAACCGCCCCCCGGGGGAACCGTTCCACCGCCTCCGGCTTGGCGTCCCTTATCCAAAATACCCATTGTATCCAATTCCTTTGCCAACAGGTCGCCGGGTGTGTACGGGTTCAACTGATTGTTCGGGTTACGCATAATTGCGCCGCTTTCGTCCTTAAAAGCAATGATTTTGCCGCCTTTGCCGTCGTCGATATATTCGGGGTTCATACCCTTGATTTTGTCGATTGCTTGCGCCAACAAAACCTTTGTTGCGCTTTCGGGCAATCCCGGTTTGAATTTCAACCCGGCGGTTGCCGCCTGCAATGCGCCCTCGATACGGACGCCGAATAATTCCGTTTGGAATTTCTTTTCGGCTTCATCGTACTTCTTTTTGAGGTCGTTAAACTGTGTTGTTACCGCCGTCAAATCGGCTTTCGCCTGTTTCAAAGCCTTTGCGGTTTCCGCATCGCTCGCACCGTCGGCAATTGCCTTTTCCAAACGTGCCTTTTCTTTCGTCAGACTGTCGATTTGGGTTTGCAATGCGCTTGCGCTTTCCGCTTTGGTTTTGAACTCGGCGACCACACGTTTTGCGTAATCAAACGTTTTTTCGGTTCCGTTCTTTGCAATACCGGACGCCGCCAAAATATCGGCATCCAATCCGCCGTAAATTTCGCCCGTCTTTTTGGCGATAACGCTATTTTCGTCGTTGGCGGACAATGTTGTAATCGCCGCAATTTGTTCGTCGGTTAATCCGGCTAATGCCGCATTTGCAACTAAAATTTCTCTCGTTAACATAATTCTTTCCCTTTGAATTAATTAAGTGCGATTGCTGCTACTGCTCCGCTGTTTGCGTTAATAATATCAATTGTGTATTTTGGGGAATTCCCGGTTGTGTCAACCAACCAACTAACAACACGTGCATGGCTGATTTTCTTTTCAACCTCTTTTGTTACCAAAATGACGTCGGTAATTGTTCCGCCCTCAATACATTCAATCAACTTTTTCTTTGTTGCGCCATCCAATGCGGCGGCGGTTGTTGTTACTTCAATAACCAAATTGTCCTGCTGTGCAATCTGTGCCATAATCGTATTTTTTAATTGTTTAATACTCTGTTACTTTTTCGCTCCGGGTTTGTCCTCGGCTTTGTTTTCTTTGGCTGGTTCTGCCGGGATAACTCCCGCCGCTTTCAATCCCTCCAAAATTTCAGCCTTTAACGCCGCTTTTTCCTCGGCTTTGGCTTTCGCCTCGGCTTCTGCCTTTGCCTTTGCATCGGCGGCGGCTTTTTCCTCGGCGGCTTTCTGCTGTGCGGCGGTTCGTGCCGCTTTTTCCTCGGCTTGCGCCTTGACGTACTCGTTGGGGTCGTGCAATACGGTAATCGTGTAACCCTGTTTTTTCAGTGCGTCCAAAATGCCGTTTTCAAAGGACTTTTTGCCGAATTTTTGGATACGGGGAACGGATAAGCGTTTGCCCGTTTCGCTGTCAAACTTGCGCACCTCAATAATGCAATGATACAAATGTTGTTCGTTGCTCGGTACAATGTAATTTTCGGGGGTGACGTCGGTAATTGCGACGTCCTTTGTTTTACCCTCGGTTGCTGTCTTTACGTGCATACTCGTTAAATTTACTTGTTATTACTGAAATCTTTTGGTCGAATGGTATTTGCGTTCCAAATTCCAAAATGTTTGTATTCTCCCGTTCAAACCTGCGGACAAAGTTAGCGAAATTCAACTTTATACGCAATTCATTCTCCGGGATTAAGTTACGCCCGTACAAATCCAATACCTCGTTCCGGGTCAAATGGCGGTACGGCTCCAATTCTGCCAATATTAACATACGCTGCAATTGGGTTGGGTTGTTCCGGTACTCCGTTTCGATAATCTGATTTTGTAGGGCGTCTAATTCTGCCTCACTTGCGCCGCTTTCCTTTGCCGACTTGTAACGGTTCCGCAACTCGCTTGCGTCGTACAAATAGAACTCCGTGCCGTAATTGACTTTTGCAGATACGAACATATTGCCGTATCGCAATCGGCAAACCGTTTCATCGACGAACTGTTGTGCGGCTTCAAAGCCTTTTTTCACTCGGTTTAATACCGTGCTTTGGCTCTCAAATGCGGCTTTAACCTGTTGTTCGTTGAATGCCTCCCGTTGGGTTACTTCCTCGTTTTGTCCGACGACGGCGGTAATAATGTTTTCCCGCAATCGCTTTTCTTCCTCAACGTTATAATCCAAACTTGTACGGTCAACGGTCAACATTTGTACCGGGTTCCGCAAATCGGGTTGTTTGTCCCCGTCCGGTATCGGTATTTCAACAAAGGAACCCGCCCCGGTAATCCGTTTGTCGCCGCACTTGGGGCAACGCATCAATAACCCGGCTTGGTCTAACCTGTAATACCCTTGTTTGTCTTTCAAAAATCCACCGTCGCAATAATCGCCGTTTTCGGCGTTTGTAAAATCGCACGATTGTTCGTAACCGGAATATATCGGGTACGCCCCGTACATATCCAAATGCCGCTTCGATATATGGAAAAACAAAAACCAATCCAACGCCTCCAATTCTTTTGTTAGCGGGGATTGTTTAACGTCCGGTTCTCGCAAATTCATTGGCTCGTTCCAAAAGAAACGGGCGGGGCAATAGCGCAAATCGTGTGGGTTATCAACCAATAATTCGCCTATGTTGCCGCCGTCGTCCTCTGCAAATACTCTGTATCGTTCATCGTCAATAACTGCAATACGTTTATCGGGTTGGCGGAAAATTATCCAATCCATAACCCCGGTTGTCCGGTTTGCCTCAAAGGTTATGACGCTTTCGATAGGTAGCCAATAAAAATACGGGGTCGGGTATCGGTCGGCGGGGTTTTGCTCGGCGGGCAAATCAACTATTAAGACGCTGTTTATTTCCGTCTTGAAAAACTCCCAACCTTTCGTACTCCAAATTTCCGGCTCCTTTAATACATCTTGGCGGTAATACTCCCAATCGTCCCGTTGTTCCGTGTTTTGGAATTGATAGTTGAACGCCGGGTTACGACCGTCGAAAATACGGCTCAACTTATCAAAACAAATGCCCGTTACCTCGTTGGTACGAACGGGGTAACGGAACAATGTTTTGAAGATTTTGAATTTATCGTGCGGGATAAGATTTTGAACCCATGCCAAAAAATCGGTCGTGAGTAAACATATTAAGGGCGTTACGTTGGTTTGGGCGTGAAATTTAATGCGGTTTTGGTGTATGACCGCTTTATTTATCGTCGCCTTTTTCCTCGGTTCCGTTATTTCCTTTCGTATGCGTTTTATATCTAATCCCATTTTCTTTGCTAAATTCAAAAGGTGTTTTTTCGGGCAACTGCCAACCGCCATTGTTAGGCATCCGCAACAGGCGTTCGGCATGGTTAATCTCAAATTCTTCGGTCGTGTTAAGGGTCGGACACTCCAACACGACCTTTGTAACTTTCGCCGTCATTACCCTTGTGCGGGTTTTAAATCCGTAAGCGGGTTAAACGCCGGGGCAACAATCGCCAAATCGTCCGACCAATTCGGCAAAAACGACCATTGTATTGCGTTGCTGTCCGGGGCTTCCAATCCGCCCAACGTCTTATCGCCGATAAACAACGAACGTATCGGTATCGGGTAATATGTACCGTCGGCATCCCCCTTGATTGCGCCGATTGCGCCGTTTTCGTCGAAAATGTAGATACCCAAATTGTCGCCCCAACTTTCGCATTGCATTTCCTTTAATGCCTTGATAACCTCCTGCGGGGCTTTGCGGATAACTCCGGTAAACGGGGTTGGTTCACGTCCAATAATTTCTTCGACGCCTCCCAACGTTTCGTTACCGCCTCCAAAGGTGCGGGCGGCTCCCGCCTCGGCGGTCGGGGCTTGGATATACGGCGAAACTACTATTTTCGTGCTATCCCCCGCCGATAACAGGGGCGTCCACGACGCTAACGCCGTAATCGCTTTTGGACTCGTAAAACTGTTTTTGCTTCCGTCGTCTTTCAAAAGACGTTGAAAAGCCACTTTCTGAACCTGTCCGAAACTCTCCGAACACGTAATTGCGGGTACATCGGGCAACGACGCCGCCGCTGGACATTTACAAATCATACTTCTTTGTTTTTAACGTTAAAAATATTATTACTTTCTCCGGGGCTGTCCCTTTGCCCTCTCGTTTCGGTTACAAAATTATAAACTTTTTCCCGGATAATCTTGCATATCTCAAAAATATTGCTAATTGCGTCGTCTTACGCCTCGGTTTGCGTGTGCGTATGGCTGTATATTGCCGTCCGCAATCTCCTTTTCATATATCCCGGTCAATCCGTCCTCCGGGTCGTCGTGCGTATTGGCTCCGAAATTGCGCAAAAATCCGGTTACATGGTCGTAAACGGCTTTGTACCGGGTTTCCCAACCGAACGGCATAATTATATGTTGATTAACCATTGCGGACGCTGTTATTATCCGGCTTTCCTTGTTGCCCCCTTGATAAAACGGGTCGGTAATCGCCCGGACTTTCTTTTTGATAACCTTTTCATAACCCGCACCACCGTTGTTGCTCTCAACCCACGCTTTTTGCGTCCCGTTCCGGTTAATCATCGCCGGGACGGTTACGGTTGTAACGTCCGTATTTTCGTCCGTCATTTCCATATCTGTAATAAGGGCAAACAATATCGGCTCCATGCGCTTTGTTTTCTCGTTGAAAAACAGATTGTCGGACTTATACACGTCATACGTTGCGGCAAACAACAGGTCGTCGCCCTCATCGGCAACGTCAATGTATGCGCCGGAACGAATGTACGTACCGTAATCGGATTTTTCGACCCACGTTTTGAAAGGTTGGTACAATCGACCCTCGGCGGAACCGGGGTTGCCTTGATACAGGCATTGAAATTGCACCGGGTCTAATGCCTTTTGCGCTTCCAACTTTTGCTTACTGTGTCGACTTTCCCATAATGCCGCCCCCGGTTCCCGTGGGTCTATCTCGGTCGGTTCCCCGGTTTTCAACCCCTCAAAGTTTATGCGCACCCACGCCCCCGGCGTTACGTCCTCCAAATCCGCCCAACACTTAACATCAATAATCGTTTCGCCGCTCTTTTCAATGCGCCCTATCAAATCGTCGTCGTGCCAACGGGTAAATACAATCAATTCTTGACTATCATTGTGTAAACGGGTGCGTACAACGGTCGTGTACCATTTCCACGCCGCCGCCCGTACTATCGGGCTGTTACCCTCGGCGTAATCTTTATACACGTCGTCCAATATCGAAACGTCCACGGTTTTAGACGTCAGCGAACCGCCACGACCGACGACACGCAACGACCCCTTACGCCCGACCATTTCGATAACATCGGAATTGCGCAAATAGGTATTCGCCATTGTTACGACGTTCGACCCATTTAAGTACGTGCCGGGGAATAATTCACGATACCGGGGCGTGTCGATTATTCGTTGAACGTCCCGGTTAAAATCCCGTGCGATTGTCGCCGCATACGAACCGATACATATTTTGCGGTCGGGGTCTAACCCCAACATAAATGCGGGTAATTTACGGCTCGACCCCTCCGATTTGCCATGTTGGGGCGGTTGTTGTACAATCATCTTTCGTATTTTGCCGTGTGCGAACATATCCAACAACGTATAATAAACGACGTGGAACGGCTCTAATACTAAATCCGGTTGCATATACCGGGCAAAGTTGATAAGGCGTTTACGGGCGGCGGCTCGCACCAATTCGCCGGGGTCTGCCTTGATTGCCTCGTACATCTTCAATAATTCCTCGTTGCTCATGGTCGTACAATTTTATCGGGTGTAACTATCAATTCGCCTTGCCATTATTGCGCCCCTCCTTTCTCGGCGATTGTCTTTTGAAATTCGGCGGACTGCAATTTGTCGGCGACGGCAAACAACAGGTCGTCCGGGATTGCCTTAACATCGTATTTCGGTTTATCGTCGTCCGTCCCGGCGTTGTATCCGGGTATCTCGATTTTAACGGGTGCATCAAATCCCAACATCTTTGCCCGGCGTTGTTGAATGTTCAACAACAAATCCAAAAAACGGGGATTGCCCGCCGACGTTTCAACAGTCGTTTCGTCATACCCGTAATATTCCGGGTCGCCGTCCTCGGCATCGGTTTTGATTGGTCGCCCTTTGTTGGTTTTCTCTTTGGTGCGCATCTTTCCGGTTTTCGACGCCTCCCACGCCTCCCATGCTTGTTGCTCCATCTTATCCAATTTGCGCAATTCTTGTGTAACGTATTCGTCGATATTATCCAACCGTTCCCGTTTCCACTCAATAAGGCATTGTTGCAAATCGTAATAAACCATTTGAAAGGTTATTGTATAACCCATTCCACGCGCGGACAAATCCCGGTTCAATGCGTCCGCAATTTCCCGGTACGAATACCCACGCAAAAACAAATCGGAACAAAACCGAATGTCATAAATTCGTTGTTCCTCGGAACGTTTGTTGTAGCCTAATGGCTTCTTTCTCTTTTTCATCGTCTAACCTCTTTTAATGTCAAACAGGGGTCAAAATCTGCCTTTTACGCCTTTTCGTCCTTTGGCTTGGTTCCTTATCGGCTCCTTTGCCTTTGTTCTTTCGTTCCGGGCTTTATCCTTTCCCCTGTTTACCTCCTTAAAACGTTGCTGACCCTTTTGCAAGTTATTTGCACGGAATTTCCATTTTAAGAGGCTTTTTTGTCTTATCCAATACTTTCTATATCTCTGCGGTTATCTTTTAACCACGGGGCAAATTTACGGCTTTTTCGCCGCATTGCCAACCGTTTGTTCTCTCTCACATATAAACGGCAAAACCCCGGCTTTGTTTCCGGGGCTGATTGCCTAATTGCTTATGCCTATTTCGTACCTACCATTTGAGCAACGAAAATGCGGTTGGGTTCCACGGGGGTCGGTGTATTCCGTTCCCCCTTTCATTTCCTTTATTGCCAAACATACCGGGGCGGGCTTTCCATTTACCGGAAATTCCGGGTTGAAATATCGACACGTTCCGCATATCTTTTCGGGGCGTCGATTATCCGGGGCGCATTCGGTCGGCATATTGGGAATTTCCGACGAACATTTATTTTTCATTGCGCCGCCCTCCTTTCCGTTTATTCTTTCCCCGGCGTTTATCCCGTGGGTTCTTTTTCAAATCGACCCGCTGGATTTGTATTTCTGAACCGGGGAACATATCAGCAAAGAAAGCCGCCATTGCTTGCACTTCCTTTGGTACGTCGTGCGCCTCCGGTTTCTTGTACTCCGTTTTGCGTTCCGGCTCCGGTTGGCGTTTCATTTTAACGTCCGGGCAAATCTCGGTAAACGGGCAACCCTTACAACTTGCGGCGGGTTCTTGCTTTTGGCGGCTCAAAATGTTGTTCCGCTTCTTTTCATAGTCCGCCGTTCTAAATTCGTGGAAATCGTCCCGGTGTGCGCTTGCACGTGTGAACATTTCCATTGCTTCAACCGCAATGCGGGCTAAAATGTAATCCGGGGTATCATTAAACGCCTTTTCCATTGAATTACGGTTTACTACCTCGGCAATCTCGTTAATAAATTGTTCTCTGTTAATCATCGCTCTATTATTTTTTGGGTTTATATTCTTGGCAACGTAAATTCCCGCACCTTTGTTCAGATTTGAACGCCTCACAATAACCGTTCCCGTTTACGTCCTCGTTTGTAAAGTTGGCGCAATTCCCGCATCCCTTATCGCCGGGTTCTTTCGGTACGCTTACGCCTTTCGGCTCAAACTCCCGGTTAAACTCTCTTTCCGGGCGGGTTGTCAATCGTCCGTCCGGTTCCCGGACAATGTAGTACGTTTCCGGGGCGTCAATGAAAATGCCGTTGCCGTCCGGGAACGAATAAACCGCCCGCCCGTTCAGGGTTCTCGGTATCGTCATGGTTCCGCCTCCGGTAAATCTCAACAGGTCGTCCAAATTGTCCCGGCGTACCTGTATTGCGTCAACTTCTAACAACGTGCGGCAATATCGGGTTCCCGCCGTGGCGTCCGGCTCAACTAACCGGGTGCGGATTTGTTCCGGGTATTCCGTCGGGTCGTACTCGACGTTGAAAACAACGGCGGCGTCTAACGTGTGGGTAATTAACAAGCGTTTCCCCAATCGTCCGGCGACTGCCTGTTTTAGTGCTTCAATGCTTTTTCCCTGTATTTCGGTTGTGTCAACCGTGATTTCGTAACGGTCGGGTTTTTCCTCGACCTCCGGTTGGCTTTTGGCAATATCGCCAATCATAACCAACAATTCCGCATCAAACGGGTTTAACTTACTTTCTGTCATCGCTCTAATTTTTTATTCGTTCTTACTGTTTTCGGATATGCCAACCGCCAAAATATCGTTTTTCGGTCGGTTCTGTTGTACTTATCGCATTGTAAATGCGCCCCGGTGCAAACGTCCCGGTCTATCTTGCAACGGACGCACCGTTGGCAAAATAGGGTTCCGGGGTCGTCTGCTAACCTTTGGGCGGCTTTCGTCCATATCTCGGCAATCAATACCACACCCCGGTAAACGCAACGTTCGCCGGGGCGGTATTCTTTGGACGGGTCGAACGGTTCGGGTTGCTTAACTCTCATTCTTTGCCCGCTTCGTTTACATAGTCAAACAATGCGTCCAAATCTTCCTTTGCGCCTTTTACGCAAATTCGTACCCTATCGCCGCCCGCTAATGCGGTTTCGACAATCTCGCAATTATACCGGGGGGCGTTTATCTGTATCATTGACGCCGTGGTATTCGTTACAAACTCGTTTCTTTCTTCCATGCTCTCGGATTTTTGAAGTAAATAAAATGCCTCTGTTGGTTCGTTCTCGCTTTGGCACGCCCCCAACAAAAGCGTTGCCAAAGATAACAATAAAATCTTTGCTTTCATCGTTTTACCTTTCTTTTAATCCATATAAACCGTATGCCAATGCCGACAAACAATATTTTCGCCTCAATATCAACATAACGGTCGTAACCGTTTATTGCATCAATGGATACCCCAAATTGCCAACTATGATATTGCCAATACTCACGGGCGTAAACATAGACGCCGACCCGCCCAACGTGTATGCCTGTTTGGACGGTGTGTTTGTCCTTACTCATTGTGTGCCTCCTTTCTTGCTAATTCATAACCCTTTTTATCCATTACCATTGCCACGGGGTACGGCAATATACAATCTTTGGTATATACGAGATTATAGATACCCAATTGCCCCTTAACCGGAAATTCAATAACCCGGCGGGGGTTGCGCATCAACCACCCGTACCCCTTTGTTATTTTCGCCCTCTTTTCCTTTGGAATCCGGGTGTTTTCCCAATCCTCCGGCGTAAACTCTTTTATCGGCTTTACGTCGTACAACTCAACCAATCCCAAAGTAACGCCGCTTTCCATTCCCGGATAAACCGGGGACGCTGCGGAACATATCAGCACGTCGCCACGGTATGACGTGTTTTTGCTCCGAACTTCAATTGTCTTTTTCCCGTAAACAATACCGTTTTCGTCCTTGTACGCCTCCGTTACCAAATCATTTGCGTATGGCTGTTTTACGGTCAACGCACGCCAACGGTCGTGCTTTTCCGGGTTGTAATCCTTGTTGCTGTACTGCATATTTACTTTTTATTTTCGGGTTCCTCGGTTTCGTCGTCGGGTTCCGGGTAATGGATAAATCCAATTTGCCGGACGTTTTGGATTGGCTCGTAAATGATAACGACAACATCGCCGTCCGTCCTTACTCCGACCAATCGGCAATCGGCGGGAACCTCAACCCGTATTTCACTTTTCATTGTTAAACAAATCCCAATTAACAGGGACACAATACCCCGGCAATTCTCCCCGGTCAATCCCCAACGGATTAACAATACTATCTTTCCAATAGATACGGGGTTGTTCCGGGCGTCCCTCCCAATGTTCCTTAATCGTGTCGTAAATCAATCGTATTTCCCGTTTCGGATATTTGCCGCCGCTCTGCAACCCGATTTTATACAGGTCAACGAACGGATACGACAATTTGATTATCCCAATTGCCCGGTCGTACATTCCCGGCGGGATTGGCTCCACGCTTGCAAAGGTGCGGAACCCGTGGCGTTTTGCCCGTGCCAACACATTAACCCGCATCATATTTGGGTCGGCGTTCGGCTCCAATTCGTCGCAACCTGTCAACGTTGCGCCCAAAGCGATACGGGACACGTCCCAACCCTCGGACGCCTCGGCAAAATCAATGAAGCGGTTCAACCCCTCGGCGCATTTGCTCAATATCTTAACCGGGACGCCGTGGCGTTGGCATACGCCGACCGCTTGACGGGTCAACCGTTCCGTTTCCGGCAACAACGGGTCGGTCGTGAACGAAAAGAATAACCCCGTTTTCTGCAATTCCTCCTTATGCGCCAACAATTCGTTTTTGAAAATATCCCAAGCGTATGGATATTCCCGCAACGTCTTTTTCAACTCCGGGCGACTGCCTCCCAATACCTTTGCGCCACGACCTTTGCGCAAATAACAGTAAGTACAACCGTTGGAACAACCGACAAAGAAATTGGCGGCGTTCTCGGCGTATTCCCCGGCTTTACCTTTTGGGCTGTAAATAACCCGTCCGTTTATCGCTCCCATATCGTCAACGGCTTAAAATGGTAAATCGTCGTTTCCGTCGGGGGCGGGTGCATCCGGCACGGGCGGCGGCGGTACTTGCGCCCCGGCTCCGGTCGCTTTCGGGGTCAACATTTCCATATCGGTTGCGACTATCTCGGTAACATACCGTTTGACGCCTTGCGCATCGTCATAACTCCGGGTTCTCAATTCGCCCTCAATATACAGTTTGTCGCCCTTTTTGACGTACTGATTGGCGACCTTTGCCAACCCGTTTTGCAATACGACGTTATGCCATTCGGTACGCTCCGGGATTTGCCGCCCGTCCTTTGTGGTATAACCTCGTTTCGTGGTTGCCAACGAAAAGGTCGCCACGCAACCCCCGTTGTCGAACTCCTTAAAATCCGGGGATTTCCCGGTATGTCCCATCAAAATAACCTTGTTTACACTCATACAAAAAACGCTTTAATTATCCAAACAATGATACTATACAACGCCCACATATAAGACGCAACCGTCAACGTCACGAACGTGTATAACGCAATTTTATATCCGGTTTTTGATTTTATTTTCATGTCACTTGAATTTTACGCAATCCAACAAATATTGTTTCTTATTGTCCGACCATCCGGCGGCATGGTTTATCGCTTTTCGGTCGTCGTCGTGTACGAACTCACAAACCCAACCGCCGACGCTTGATTTTTGAACTAATCGAACCAATTTACCAACAATGAAAGAACGCAATTTGTAATAACCTGAATTTTCGCTAACAAACAAAACCCGTCTTTCTGCATTTATTTCGGGCGGATTTTCGATTTGCGGGCGTTTTTCCTCTGCCGGGTATGTTTGTACCCGTCTGAAATCATTTTTGATTGATTGGCGGGAAATTGCCCCGTAATCGGGTGTTCTCTTTTTTGTTCTCATTTCTTATAATTCTGATTTCGTTCTCCTATTTTAGAAACTGCAACCCGTTTCCGGGTTATTGGATTATTGGCATTTTGTTTCCGGGTACTCCAACGTAAGTTGTCCGCATGATTATTGGCTCGGTCGCCGTCGATATGGTCGATTTCCGGCAAATTGTCCGGGTTCGGAATAAAAGCCGCCGCAACTAATCTATGTAATCGAAACGTTTTGCGTTTTTGATTAATACAGAGTACAACGCCCTTATATCCCTCTTTATCCGTATGCGGTTTCAATATTCGCCCTTTTATTTTGTGGCAATTCTGTAACCGTCCATTTACAACCATATCTTTAGAACGAACCCGCCCGTAATTGCTAACCTCGTAACGTTGGTTATAATCGTCTATCTCTTTCCAAACTTCCATACTCATTTTTAATTAACTCTATTATTTTCACATTTCCGGGATAAATACGCATTTTGGTTTTATTACCGTTTTCCCATTCGCTATGGTGTTCAAAGCAAAGTATATTTATATTCCTTGCATCGTGCGCCGCCTCCGGGTATGCCCCACGGGTCAATATATGCGAACAATATACGGCGGAATAGTTGTGCAATGGCTTCAAACATTCTTCGCATTGGTGCGGTTTATGTTCCCAAACCCACCTAAAAAAACGTTCATTGGCTTGCGGTATGTTGCCACGACCGAAAACGCAATGTCCGAACAATTCCCGTTGTATTTCGACCCGCAAACGAATATCCATTGTAAACCGCTTGTAATCCAATAGGGGGCAAAACCCCCTATCGGTTACAAATTGGTATTCCTCCCGGTCTGTTAGCAATATCGGCTCCATACGTTACATATCCGCCGTTTCGTCGTCCGGGTTCTCGTTATCGTCGTTGTTCTCGCTTGTCGGGTCGTCAACGTCCGGGAACAAACCGTTATCCGGCTTTGCATCCAATCCCGGTGCGGCTTCCCCGTCGGCTCCGAACAACTCCAATTGCGCCTTTTTACCCTTGAAAAGAAAGGCGTAAACCTCGTTTTCAATGTCACTAATAATTTCTTCCAATTCTTCCTCAAAACCGAACGTTTCGGTATTGAATTTCAGACGGGGCGAATTTATCGCCGTCTTTTGGTTATTGGATACCGTGAACAACCCCGTAAGGACGCAACCAACGTTATCATCTTGACCGGAAAGGGATACGCCCCGAACCTCAATGCTTTTCAACATTTCGTCCGCAAAGTTACGGGCGGCGTCTTTCTGCTTTTGGTTGGCTTTCATATCCGGCGTATCCATAAGGGACAAAAACGACGTGATATTGAAAATACGCCCCATAATTGGGCGCAACCTGTCAAAGCAATTGCGCAAATCGGGGTGTATATCCTTTGCGCTCTCGACGTGGTATTTGTTCCTATAATTTTCGTTGCCGATTGTTTCGGTAACTTCATAATGAACATCCAACCCGCCGTCTTTTAACGTCTTGACTTTCGATAATGCAAACGACTTTTCCGACGGTATCGGCATTACGTTTGCGGTTTCTTTTTTCTCGCTCATTTTTTTGATAATTTATTTGTTGCCGGGAACCCGCGCGGCTCGGTTTTTATAAATTTTTCAATATGTGTTTTACCGTTTCAATATTCCAACCGTCGCCAATTAAATCCGCCGCCTCTTGGTATGTTACGCAACTTGTATATCCAACGGGGACGGTCTGTAATCGCTCTAATTCTGTTTGCGTAAATAATCGCACCGAATTTGGATTGCCTTTTTCCTCAAATACAACCGTCAAAAAACCCTTTTTTGAACGTTCGTTGCACATCCTAATAAATGATTCTCTATTTGAACTCTGAACACTTCCGGCGTAATTTCGCACAATACAGACACTTTTTTTACGGTTTGTATATCCGCTTTCTAATATGCTTTGCAATTCAACCCCTTTGTCCTCAATTTCTAAATCAACATTTAAGTTAGTCCAATAATACCGTTTTCTCAATTGAGCGGAAAATAATGCTGAATTTATGAATATACCCGTTACGCCTAACAATTCGTCGATTTTGTTTTTGTTTTCCACACTCATAGATGCCACGTTTTCCAACATGAAATTACGGGGGTTCGTTTCTTCTTTTATTCTCAACCACTCATTAAACAACGAACTTTTTTTACCCTCCAGCCCCTCACGGTTACGCATTAAAATGCTCAAATCTTGACACGGCGACCCGCCAATTAACAAATCAATTTTCCCAACTTCAAAACATCCGTTGGCGGTCGTCAAAATTCCATCCTTATAACTCACTTTTTGCACATCTCCAATTTGGATTGTATCGGGGAAATTATGTTGCGTACATTTTATTGCGTGCGGCTTTATTTCCGCTGCAAAATACTTTTCAATTTTGATTCCTAATTGATTAAGTGCTATTTGTCCGCAACTCATACCGTCAAATAAACTTAATACTATCATATTTAAAATTCGTTTTCGTTTAACAATTCCCGTGTCTTACTATTCGACGGAACCGCCGGGCGTTCCGGTTCCGGGATTGGTTCCGGGGCGGGTTCCCCGGTTCCGATTGGTTCCGTTACCGGGTTGGGGTCGTGGAACTCAATATTGCGCCCGCCTTTGGGCTTTTCCGGCTCAAATTTCGCTTTGAGTTGTTCCGCCGGGTATTCCTTTTGCTTCAACTCGATAATCCCCAATTCGACCAATTCCGGGACGCATCGGCGTAATGCCTTAACGTCCTGTAATGCGTCGTGCGCCGGGAATGTTTCGCCGGGGAATAACTTACTATATAATTCCTCTAATTTGGGATATTTTCCCGGT